GAGTCTCCTTGGCGATGCTGTATCCCTCTGCTCGGATGCCTTCCGTTCCCAGCATCCAAACGACGCCTAGGCCGGGGAGACCGCCGGGGGCTGCTCCAAACATGGCACAAGGGCCGTGCGTGTCGCTCTCTACGCAGAAGGCGATAGAGGATAGCTTCAGGCTCTCTTTCAGAGCCTCCGAAGGGTCCAACGCGCTGCTGGCGCGGACCTCTTCAATATCTGACTGACGCATGTTCGCGCCAATGTGATCCGCCCACGCCTCCGCCCGGTCGGGGGAGACTAGGCGAAGGTCGTGGACTTGAATCATTGTGATGCCCTGTTGAAGTAGAAACCCTCCCACTCCGCCGACACGAAAGTCGCGCCGACGTGGGTCTCGTTGGAGATGGTCACAGTCGCCTGTGAAGCGTCTCCGTAGATCTGGAAGCTGTAGCTCCCGGTGTGGAAGGCAGGTGTGTTGGTTCGGAGGCTGTCAGCCCCGACGATCTTGCCGGTGAACTGGCCGAGCATGGCCGGAACAACCTCTTCGACCGCAGGAGCCATAGCGGCCCCATAGGGAGCGACCTCAGTCGCGAAGAAGCCGGTGTTGGCGTAGTTCACAGTGAACGTGCGCAGCTGGAGCCGCCCGGTCGTCACTGCCCGCCCTTGGTAGTCCAGTGGGAACTGTCGGGAGAACGTCACGTGCTGGCGATAGGTTTGTCCACCAGTCGCGTGTTGCTCCTGTCCCGGCACCCGAACCGTTCTTGCGTTCACCCACTCGTACTGAGAGGGATCGATAAGAGAACCGGGGGCGGTCCCGTCAGCGTTCGACCGGATGAGCTGGAAGCTGTCTTGGTCGGCGTCGTAGGGGATGATGTAGGTCGTCTTGTCCACCAGACCGTCGTAAGACGAGATCAGAAAGTCCCGCATGTCGAGGTAGATCTGGAAGTCTTGGTTGGCCGGCTTCGCGCCTTCTTCGAGGTTCGCTCGGGTCAGGTAGATGCCGTCGGAGCGGGAGAGGACGAAGAACAAACTGTCGTCCATGTGTTTTCCCGCGAGCACTTCGCCGCCCATCTCCCACTTACGCCAAGCGGATTGGATCTTCTCGTTACCGTTCCAGTAGAACTGGTAGCAGTAGACGTCTCCGTCATTCGAAATGGCGAACAAAGCCTTGGCGTTGGGGGCCGATACGAGTTGCTTGAGACCAGAGGGGATGTAACCGGGAACGTGTGCTGAAATCTCAGCTGCCGTCAGGCTGTCGCCCTGCTCGATCCGGGTGTACTCCCAGACAATGCTGGAGCCGTTGTCATCGCCGCAGAAGTAGACTTCTGTCCCGATGTTCACAGGCCGGACCCCGGTGTTGATCTCGTAGTTCGTGACAGGAGAGATCGCCAAGCTCTCTGGCGAGAGCCCGTCTTCTCCGTTCTCAATCGAGAACTGCGTCTGGTCAGAGAAGGCCATGATCCCGTCGTTGAACGGGACGGCGTACTCTAGGATCGATACGCTCGTGGTTGCCACGGCGACGTCGATCACGTCAGACGCGATATAGTCGAGGACCGTGGTTCTCCAGAAGTTCCCGAAGTCGCCCGCGCAGGAGAACACGAGGTTCTCGTCAACGAGGAAGCCGAGGCGGTTCTGGTAGAAGAACACGTCAGAGATCGCGCGTCCAACGAAAGTGGACGGAGGGTTCGTGTGCTGATCGCCGACACGTCGCGGTGCCCAGCTGAACGGAGCGAAAGTGAACGTACCGTCGGCTTCACTCACCAATGCGTGAGGCATCGTGGTGGCGTCGAGCTGGTTCACCTGATTAGGTGCGACTGTCTCGTCCCAGACAGCGCCGTTACGTACCACCCAGTAGGAGATGAACCCGGTCTCAACAGAGCCGGTCACTTTGTACAAGGTGCCGTTCGTGGCGGTCTCTGGAAGCTTCTCGATTGAAGCCACTTCACCTGCGTAGGAACCGCTGGCGACGTTCGGAGAGTATTGGAGCTGTGAGCCGGGGATCGCACCGATACCACGCAACTGGGCGAGGGTTAGGTTCGAAGCTTCGGAGCCCGTTCGGTTGATCCATCGGTAGTCCAGAGGATCTGCTGTGAGGTCGTCTCCAGCGTCCCCTAGCTGACACGTGGTGTTCGCGTTCACGATGAACGTGTAGTCAGCCACGGTAACCGCGCGGAAGTCTGTGCCTTGGCTTAGGTATCCCCAACCGTGAGGCGCGTTGACAGTCTTCTCAGAGCCATCGGCGACATCGAAGACCTTGATGGTCCCGTTGTCCACGATAACAGCGTAGCGCTCGACCGTGTCCCGGTTGATGTAATGAATGAACGCGTCAGTCCCGACAGTCTCTGTCAGTTTCGCTACGAGCTCTGTGGGAGGCCGTTTGGCGAGGCCGGTGGCCATTGAGGACCAAGTGTTCAGCTCATCTTCGTTCTGGTCACTGGCGCGGAGGATTGCCGGTTGCCGCGAGACCCCGTTCAGGATCGAAGGCAGGGTGCGGTGCTTGAGGCTCATTAGTAGCTCCGGTCGCCAAACGAAGACACGCCTCGGTTCCCAGTGAACAGGTTAGTTCGGCGGGACGCGCGGTCTTCGCGGATAAGGTTGACCCAAGCCTTGAGCTCATCCTCTTCCTCAAAACGGTCGAGGATCTGGGAGCCAATGGCTTTGGATTGGAACCGGCGAGCAGCGACAGTCGCCACATAGGTGCGGGCGGTCTGCGGAATGTCTGCGAAGCCGAAGCCCCAAACGATCTCGCAGGAAACTGCGTCGTCGAACTCGAAGGCTCTCTCAGCGCGGTTGTACAAGGCGCGACCTTTGGTCGGGTGTGTGCGCTCTGTGACGTCAGCTGCTGCGCCTTCAACTTTCAAGGCGTTGGCCGGAACGAGCACTATGCTGTCCACGTCGGGGGAGAGCTCGTAGCCGGTGTCGGTGTTAAACCACCAGCCTCGGGCCAAGGTGTTTCGAAGGGCCACGTCGAGACGCTGCCGCGCGATTGACACATCGGTGATCCCAGAGACCTCTAGGGTATTTACGGGAGCCTGACCGATGCTCATCAGCATGTCGTTGACGGCATCTAGCTCCGTCATGGGATTGATGGTGGGCATGGATTAAGTTCCTTGAGATGAAAAAATAGGGGCCAGCCCGAAGGCCAGCCCCTTGTATTTTTCCGGTTATTAAGCCGGGATCGCGCCAGTGCGCAGCTCAACAGCACACTTGTTACGGAGGGTGCGAGTACCAACCATCAAGCGAGCGAGCATCAGGTCACCCTGCTTCCGGACTTGCTCTTCCGTCTGGAAGCTCACGTCCTGAACGAGTGCCGAGCAAGCGGCCATCGGGGTCCATACCATGCCGACAGTCGTGCCGAACTTCCCACGGTAATACGAAGGAATGAAGGCATCCTTGGTATCGTCGATGAAGTCACCAGCGGTGCTGTCTTCGCCGAACGGTGCAATGTTCGACTTGTGGATCATGATCTCGTCGATAGTCTCGAGCGTCATGCTACGAATGTTCGCAGTGCCGCCGTTGACGTCGCGGTTCAGGTTCTTGTCCGAACGGGCGATCAGGTACCACTGAGCAGGCGAAAGCAAGGCGTGTACCGGCATCGAGTCGATGGGGACATCCTTCTCGTCAAGCGCTTGCTTGGCGGCACTGAAGCCGTCGATCAGCTTGACAGCGTCGGTGTCGAAGTCAGCGTCTTGGATGGCAGAACCACCTTGGTCGCCGGAGAACAGAGCACCGCCGCGAGCAGCGAGCAAGATAGCGCGCATGACATTGCTGTCGAACTTCCGTGCGAGGAAGCGGCCCATCTCTTGGGTATACGGTTGACGGAGATCGAAGTGGTTCAGGATCTCGTCAATGTCTGAGACGAAGACATCCGAGATGAGCTTGTCATCAGGATCGACCTTGATCTCAGTGTGTGGGATCTTGCGACCAGTGATCTCAGTGCCCGGAACGTGATAACCGCCGCCGGCGCGCCAGATGGCGGGGAAGCGGAAGTTCTTGCCGTTCGCAAGGCTCTTGGTTTCATGCTTGTCGCGCATGATGGTTGCGGTGTCGAATGCCGTCAGGACTTCGCCTGCGGCAAGCTCAAGCATCAGAGCGCGGTTGTCGCCAGCCAGTTGATCTTGGCCGGGAAAGTTAGGGGAGCTATCAGCCATGTGAATGGGGCTTTCGATAGGAGTTGAGTGTAAGGTGCGGAGCCACCCACGCGCTCTTGCCGATGCCAGTGTCGGTTATCCGGTTAAGGGCCGAGGGCTTCACGACAGGGTTGGAGGTAAGCTTAAAGGCGCTGCGACCGGGGATCAGCCGGGGCAGCTGCAGAGAAGTCCTCCGGTGTCCGTCGGGGATCAATCCGAGAACGGTGGAGGGCTTCTCTGCGAAGGGGGTTACTTGTTGAAGGAGGTGCCTGCGGCGCGGGTGCGCCGGAGCTTGTCCACAACACTACGTTGATACGCGGCGTCATTCCGATAGCGAGGATCGGACATGGCGTCGGTCATTTCTTTGCGGCTGGCGAAGACGTCTCCGCTGTCAGGCGCGCCGTTCGTCGGGCCAATCTGGCGACCTTCATTAGGACGTGCTTTCTGGAACCGTGAATAGAGACCTGAGACAGCATTCTCTGCGAGAGCCGGATTGTCGAGGGCGGAGTTGAACGCTTCGAGCTCGGCGTCGGACAGGTTCTGCCCAGCCCACTGAGCCATCGCGTTGTATTGCTCTTCGCCGCCGACGTATCCTTGAACGGTCGCGGTTTGCTGGTCCTGAAGTGCGGTAAGACCGGCAAGGTAGACCTGCTGGATCTCTACCGGGATACCTTGGGCAGCGAGTGCCGCGGTAGTTTCCTCAGTGAACCCGCCGCTCTCGGTGAACTCGGTAGCAGCGCTTTGGATCAAACCAGTGACTGCCGGAACTTCGTCCTCGGAACCTTCTCCAGAGGCTTCTTCAGCCTTCTTTGAGATCTTGCCGTTCTTGACTTCGACGTCGCCGTCAGCCTCTTCTTCGCTGCCTTCCTCTTCGGAAGGGCTCTGCGAAAGCTTGGCTTCAAGAGCAGCGTATGAGCTGGTCAACTCGTCGACACGGATCTCGCCTTTGTCAGCATCCCAGAACTTCTCTGGAACATTGTCAGGGCGCTTAGGTCCAGTCTCAGGCTTCGTCAGGTCTGGCTTAGGCAGACCGTTGCGAGAGACATCGAGAGCTGCTTTTTCCTCGGGCCGGAGGTTCTCTTCGGCGGGGTTTGAAGGCGTTTCTACGGCTTCTTGGCCGGGTTGCGCTTCTTCGCTCATTCGTAGTCAACTACCGTGAAGCCGTTGAGCTTGTTCTTGCGAACAGTCTCAGACGTTGCTGCCGTTGGTACGGTCGCGCTCGGCTCGTCAGTGTTGTCGACGATTTCGAACTTGTTGTTCGTCTCGATTGCGAGACTGCCGATCTTGGCTTCGACAACACCTTCTGGGGCCGCAGGGGCCTTAGGAGCCGTCGGGGCTTTCTTCTTTGGAGCGGTCATTGGTTATCCTTGAGGAGGTTCTGCGACCATCGCGTCAGCGCCTGCCTTGGCAACAGCAGGCACAGCGGCCTGTGCGGCCTGTGCTGCTTGCTGCTCTTGGCCTTCTTGGCTGAGCTGGTCTTGGGTCTTGATAAGGGTGTCTACAGCTTCAACGCCGTGGGTATCCGCGAAGCGCTTCCCGATCTCGACAGGGTCTGTGATCTGAGAAACTACTTCCGGGCCGAACGCATCGGTCATGTCAGCAAGCCACTGGCGCAGTTTGTTACCTGCGTGGTTGCGTCCAAGGGCTTCGAAGCCAGTGACGATGGTCGGGGTCACGGTGTTAGGGAGCTGCGGGGCATCTCCTGAGCGCTCTAGGGCGTACAGAAGGCGTCGAATAAGGGGCAGCTGGAGTTCGGCAGACAGGACGGTGTAAACACCGCCCAGCACGTTCTCTAGCTCCTGAGCCATAGCGCGGATCTCTTCAGCGGTGACCCTTTCGGCGTTCCGAACGGTTCCGCTTTGGAGCATGAACGCGTGAGAGAGCCGGAGCTCCAAGCGCTCAGCGACAACTGACGCGACCTGAAAGTCCTGAGACTTCTCGAGGCCGAGTGCTTTGATCTTGTCGACGTAGCCGGTGACATAGTCGCCGCTCTCCGCCTCGTTCAGCTCTTCAATATCGAGCATGGAGTTCGGGTCGACGACATGGATGACACGCGCAGCCACGGAAGCGAACTGAATGATCGCCTTCGAGAGATCTTCGAGAGACATGAGGTCTCCGATGTACTCGCTCACGTGCGCGCGACCGTAGTCACTGCCCGGAACGGCTTGCCAGCGGAGAGCCATCCACCCTGCTTTATCGCGAGGCGCTTGACCTTGGCTGTCAGGGACGACGATCTCGTTGATCTCTTGGTAGTGGACAAGGTCTTCGTCGACGAGCTTGACGTGCGTGAACAGTTCGACCAGTTCTTCGGTCTTCTTGTCCTCGTCTACCTCAACCTTGCAGGCTTGAAGCACGGTGTCGTCGAGTGTCGCTGGGTAGACCTTCTCTTTGACCACAGCTTCGATCAGCCGACCGCGCTCATCGCGGAGTACGACGTACTGGTCGAGACGCCACATGCGTGGAGGGGTCTCTTCGAGGCCGACATGAACGAGCGCGTTTCCTGCAACCACAAGGTGGCGGAAAACTTCCATCAGGATCGGGCGCATCGCCATCGTTTCGACACGAAGGTGGGCCTTGTGCGAGATGCGAGACAGTGCAGTCTTGACCTCAGTCAGGCTCTCGCCGAGCTCTTCAGCTGTGTCCTCGTGGACGCTGATGCGAGCAAAGGGAGTGTCTGGAGGGAACTGCGTAACGAGCAGCCACGCGGCTAGATTGTTGACACAACGAGCACCGAGAGACTGGTAGGGCTGCGAGAACGTTGAGTTCCCATCTTGGCCGTCTTCTGGGACGAGGCCGGGGATCGTCAGTCCGGAGTTCTTCCGGGCGCGTTCAAGGATCGTGTTCCGACCGCGCATCAGCTGAGTGTACCGAGCCTGTGCTTGAGGTGTGATTGTCTCAGTGGACATGTATAGGGCTCCTGCGGCTGGCTATTGCGCCTCCGCCACCCCCACCGTGAACAGGCGAAGGACCGGGCTGCGGTCGTGAAATGACCGGGCTAGGCCTCGGGGCAGAAATCGGAGGGGCATCGCCCTGTCGCTTTTGAGGCGCGTTGCGCGCTCTCGTGATCCGGAGAGAAGAACGGCCCTTGCGCGCTGCGCGGGCCTGCGGGCCAACACCGTCGAGATACGGGTTCCGAATGACGGTGGGTTCGCGAGGCTTCTCAGTCTGGGGATCAATCTTGGGTGTCTTGACGATGCACATCAGCGGCTCCGTTTGCGTTCGCGCGGAGAGCCTTTGGCTTTGTCGCGTAGGTGCTTGAGGAAGATGACAAGCTCGCGCTTGCCTGCTTGGCGCTGGACATCGAGCATTGAAGCATCCACCGATGGGATCGTTTCAGGCACGAAGCGGTCCAGCTCATCGATCAGTTCATCGACGGACGGTGGGAGTTTCTGGATGGGAGTTGCCTCGGTTGGCGGCACGTGAAAAAAAGGGGCCGCACCCTCCCCAGCCTTTAGGGCCAGTTCAGTGCGGCCCCTGAGGTACCGAAAGGAATATGCGGAAAAACGTTCCGTTTCTCCGAGGGTGAGGGTTAATTGACCCGTTCAGTTAACATACTGGGAACCCAAGGAATTACTCGAGATCCGTCAACGTCAGAATGCTTGAGAATACGGGCGAGATTTACCTGCTGAATTGCATCTTTCTCGGACAGGCCGAAGCGCTCATAGACAGACACGATGCGGGACCATACGTCCCCGACGCCTTCGTTCGGTTCCAGAGACCAGCGGACTTCGGTCTCGCCTTTTCTCTTGCCACGTTTGAACTCGTGAAAGGCACCAACGAACACCATGTCCTCATCAAGAACCTTGTTGGCCATCGTGGGACCACAACCGGGACAGCCTTTGTATCCGTCCGTCTGATCGCCGGTCAGAGCCTGCCATAGCATGAAGCGCTCAGCGAACTCGGGGGTTATCTTACGGACCTTCTTGTCTTTGCTAGGGTTGAATAGCAGGCCGGGGATGGTCTGCATGTCCTTGTCCTGAGAGACGATGATACGCTCACCTTCGTGCGGCTCGGTGGACAGGATGCCCATCACGTCATCCGCCTCCATGTAGGGGCGAATGTCAGTGACGTAATCCTCCGCCAGCCACTCCTTGATGTCGTAAAGATGCTCAGGGCGCTCAGCAGATACTCGGTTCTGCTTGTACCCGGACCATACCTGTTCTCGGAAGTTGTGGACGTCGTCTGACAAACAGATGATGACGTCGTCGGCTTTGAGTTTCCGGATCAAGTAAGCGATCTCTTCCTCGGCAGAGCGTTTTGCTGCGTCGAGGTTAGTCGCCTTGACCGCGCCCCCGGTGTCGCCCCAATCGTACTTCTTCTCAGTGGAAGCGGACGACTGGTAGGCGACAATGTCGGCGTCGATTAGGAGGGTGCGCGTGATGGGATTACTCCTTTGAGAGCTTGCCACACCGTCTGGCCGTTAAAGGCCCTCCGGATAGCGTAGGAGCGGGCAATCGAGATCGCAGTGTAGATCGCGCCGAGGGCTGCGAAGCTGGTGATGTCAGGCTCTATGTCGAGATACCACGGCAGTATCAGCCAGTTCGCTACGAGGTTGATTAGGAAGCCGATCACGACATTCACGACCGCCTCCATCAGGCTGTCGACGCGGGACTGCATTATTGGCTCACGTATGAGGCCAGAAGCTCCAGCTCGAAGCCAAACACGTCGTCGCGATCCCAGATGCGGTGGATAACATCCTTCAAAGATTCCGGAAGACCGTAGTAGTTTGTGACAGGGGTTACGTTCATTGTTCTATCTCCACGTCCAAGCCGGTGAGGAGCGTTTCGTGCCGCTCGATCAGGAAGCCGAGGACTGCTTGGAAGTCGCTGGCGTCCAGCGGAAGCGCGGTAATATCCACGCGACCGCTCAAGTTGATAGTCACCCCTCGCGGGTAGTCCTTAAGGGTGTACAGGAGGTCCAGAGCCGCAAGGCTGCGAGCCGCAACTCGGACTTCCGAAGCATCGATCCGAGCCGTCGGGATCACTGCGTCACTCATCAGTAAACTCCGTAGGACAGGGGTCATTGTTCGCGGCACGGAGCCGCTCGTTCTCAGCCTCCAGAAGACCGATCTTTGCGAGAGCGATCTGAGCCAGACGGAACAGGCCGTCGGTCGGAGAGACTTGCGGAAGCTCCGTCTTGGGAACCTGCTCGATCTCGCAAGGCACCGGGACAGGTACTCGGACTTCCTTCGGAAGCTGTGTGGCGGTCTGACATGCGGGGATCATCAGGATGATGCCGGTGGCCAGCAGGAAGCGTTGCAGGAGGGTCATTCTGTCAGTCCTTTCCGCAGGAGATCCTCAGTCGCCTCACAGACCCTTTCAGGCTCCGGCTGGGGCAAGTTGAGAATGTCTTCTGCTTTGATTTCGAGGCGCACGGCGCGTTTGTTGGCTGCGGCGATACCGGCGAGGTAGGCCTCACGGTTCTGAACAGCAGCAGCTTCGAGCGCCGAGACGGCGTCGTTCTGATCTTCGAGCCGCTCACCGAGAGTTTCCAACCGCTGCTCCGCCAGATCGCGCTGCGCACGGGCGCTGTCGCGCTGTGCGTCGGTGATCTGAAGGGTCACTAGGAGCCCGACGATGATCGTTGCGAGACCGAGAGGGAGCCAGTTGGCCTTGAGGAATGCTAGGGGGATCATGTCACCTCCTCCCTTCCATGTGTTAGTGTTAAGAAGCGGTTTTTGGCCGGGAGAAACTCTCTCCAAGTATCCCTCCAAGGACCGCGAATGGTGAAGACCCAAGTTCGAGGCGCATCGCTATCCACTCTGTGAAAATCCTCACGACGGATAAGGAAAGGACACCAAGACGCTGGATACTTCCGGATGGTCCCATCGAGAAGAGTTTCAGTCAACGATCCGGAGACAACCCAGTTGAGGCAATCGAAGGCGTGTGTGTGGAAGGCCTCACGGCTGGATCCGTCGAAACGAAGAACAGCCACCGATAACCACTGCTTCGCCTCAATTAGCCAGTAACCTGTGACAGTGCTTTCAGCCCCGCCGTCTTTTGATTTGAAGAAGGTCTTCATTTTCGTTCTCCATAGAAATCTGAAAGCGCCTTCAGTTCATCCGGCGAGAGGTCGGACTTGGCGCGGTTGGCTCTGTTTGAAATGACCACCACGTTCCCCGGCACGTAGCCGCGAGAAGGAATGATCCGGTCGAGGGATGGGGAGTTGTGTCCCGGCCCCTTCGATCCCAGAGCGCGACACAGTTTGGTGCCCAGTACAGGGCAGTATACCGGGATCTGTATGTCGCTCTCTTGGAGATCGAAGGGCACGTTCTGTCGCTTCGCTCTTTGCTTGGCAGCTCGGAGCATGGCGACGGCAGTTTCGTGCGTCAGTGGCTGTCTGCCCAACTATCGCCAGCGTCGAAAGAGCCAGCGAGAGGACAGCGGACGCCGTACTGGACGCCGGCCTCTTTGATGGATGCCTTCGCCTTCTCGCCGATCTCGTCGACGAGGTGCTTGGGGATCTCCATCTGGAACTCATCGTGGACGTTGGCGGTGAAGCCCATGACGTCTTCGCCACGGACCCACTCGCCAGTCAGCCAGTTGGGTTCCCATCCGTCGTCCATGAGCCAGTCGGCTAGGATGACGAGAGCCTTCTTCATGATGATCGCACCGTTTCCTTGGAGTAGGGTGTTCAAGGCTGAGTGCTGTGAGCGAACCTTCAGGAACGAGCCGTCGAGCGCAGGGAGCTTGCCGTTCTTCTTGGCCAAGCGTTTGACGCTGTCTTGGAGTTTCCCGAGGGCAGGCAAACCTTCCTCAACACGCTTGCGGGCTTGCTGCCCAAGACGCGCCAGAGCTTTCTCGCGAACAGAGCCGGCCTCGTACTTGGCGTTGAACGCCTCGCGTTTGGCTGCGGTCATGTCCTCGTAGATGACCATCCCGAGCTTCAGGAGGCCAGCTCCGTAGAGGTAGGCATAGATCCACGTCTTGGCGGAGTTCCGGGAGTTCAGTCGGATCAGTTTCTGGTTCACTGTGTGAACGTCCGTGCCGTCTTCCTTCTTCCCGTCGACGACCGCCTTGCCGTAATCTCCGTTATCGTGCTTGGCCATGTAATGAGCCAGCATGCGGAGCTCTAACCCTTCAGCATCGCAGCCGCCGAGCTGGTATCCGGGCTTCACTTTGAACAGCCGTCGGCTCTCCGCCCCATACGGGACGAGACCTTTTGCGTTCACGATGGAAGGCACCTGAGCGACGTTGGGTTTGGAGTGCGTCATGCGCCGGGTAATTGCGCCCAGTGGATCAACGTCCCCGTGGATGCGTCCGTCTTCTTTGACGTACTTAAGCCAAGCCTTATCGCCTTCAGCCAGCTGGCCGAGACGCTTGTCGACGGTCAGATAGTCGATCAGTGTCGCAGCCTGTGGGATGTGGTCGAGAGAAGCCAGAGTGGTCTCGTCGACCTTAGGCTGGCCGCTGTCTGTGAACTCGATAGGTTGCCACTCATAAAGTGTCCTGAGCCGGTTCGCGATCTGGACCCGGCTTCCCGGATTGAACGAGACCAGCTTGGTCTTCGTCAACGGGACGCCCTTGGTGTATCCAAGCTTCCGGTTGTTCGCCTTCGGGACGAAGACTTCGATCTCGCCCTTCTTCTTCACTGGCTCGTACCACGGAGGGAAAGCCTCTCGCAGTTCGTCCATGAGCTCAGCCTTGCGACCACGCAAGATGCGTTCAAGGTCTTCAGCTGCGGCGACGTCGAACTCGAAGCCGTAAGCAACTTGCATGGCAATCAGGTGCTGTACACGCTGCTCCAGCTCTTCCGCCTCTGCGGCGACTGGATGCTCCATGCACTTGTCCCACAGTGCCTTGTTGGTCACTGGGTCTTGCGCTGCGTACTCTTCCATCTCCTGAGTGAAGCTGTGCCACACGCCTTCGTAGTCCTTCTTGAGAACTCCGAGGCGCAGGCCCCAAGCTTTCAGGCTGTGTCGACCAGTCATCCAAGTCGGGAACTCAGGAGGACGCTTGCCCTTCTTGATGGCCATCTTGTCGATCTCGCCGAGGTTCGGCCAGCGGAGCTTCGTCATCACCAGCGTGTCGCGGATCTCAGTGTTCCGCCCGACGCGGAACCAAGGATAGATCTTCTGGATGGCAGGTATGTCGAAGCGGATAATGTTGTGGCCGATCAATCGATCCTGCTCCATCAGAAGCCGGAAGCCCTCTTCAAGGGTTCCGTCTCGAGGCGCGGTAGATCCGTCGGCGAACTTGCCGTCATTGAAGCGCATCCGGGTGCCGTCTTCGGTGTTGAGACAGTGCATTGTGTGAACGCGGTCCATCTCCGGGAGCAGTCCCGTGGTTTCGATGTCGAATATCATAAGGAGCTCCGAAAGAGGTGGTGGGGGTGAGAGTGACCGGCGACCCCCGGCACCGCTGCTGGCCTCGATTCTGCGCATGGTCTTCCGCGCGGATCACACCGCCGCGCTGCCAGATGGCGTGAGGCGTCAAAGCAATGTTTGAAACTGGTCGGGCATCGCACCCGATGGAGGACTTTGTTCAGCCACCTCTGGCTTATCCGGGCGCGACCCGGACTGCTCGATCAATCGAGAAGCTTGTTCAGACGCATCTTGACGCCTTCCGCACGGTCGGCGGCGGCATAGGCGTTGTCTGCTTGCTTGTTCAGAGCGTCCGCTGCTTCGACACATGCGTCTCCACGAGCGAGCGCCTTCTGCGCGGCCCGGTCGAGCTTGTTCTGAAGCTTCGTGAAGCCGCTGAGAACGTTGTCGACGTCGTAGACGTGGGTGTCGATACGTTGAAGAATGGGGCGGGCGATGAGCATGAAGATGCCGTGCAAGACGGCGATCAGGACGGCGAGGTATTTCTTGAATTGGGTCATAGGTTTCTCCTGTTAGATAACCGATGGTGAGGGTTAATTACCAAGGGCGGTTGCGAGAGGCGGGTGACGGCGGGAGCCCGAGGTCGCGCTCAAGCTCTTCCTGCAGGTTCGCCATCGCGCGCCATGCAAGAGCCGCTGAGTGGCGCTGGCCCTTGTCATCGAGCTTCCCGCTGTCGATCATGTGGCGACCGATCTTGTTCAGGTGGTCGAGAGACTTGCTACGGTCCCAGTGCATCGGCTCGTCGGGGTGGTGCTGCTGAGTGGCTGCGTGGGAGAGCTTGGCAACTTCCGCCATTGCGTTCGGGAAGTAGGCCATGAACCCGTCGAACAGGCACATCGTGTTGCGCTCTTCTTGTCCCTCAGGGAGGGTGACTGCGCGGTTTTTTTCTACCTGCTTGATGGGAGGAGGAAGCAGTTCACTTCGAACTTTGTACTTCGCGCCCGCCCCGTCGCACATATCAGACACGCCTCTTGTACAAGAGCATGACCTGCCGTCTGGCAGGCAAGTCAGGGTATTAAAGACCTTCGTCATCAGTTTCATCCTTGAACGGTTTCGACCCATCCTCAGGCAGACCCACTTCGACCATCAGGCCGGTGTCTCTGTCGTATTGGAGGGCAGTGAGGGGTCCGATGGCATCGCCAGTGAGGCGGTCCTTGAGCCCGCGAATGGTGGTGGGGCAGTCTGGGTCTTGCTTGTCGCGCTCCATGCCCATCAAGTAATGGGACCAGAAAGCGACCGCGCGTGATCCTCTGAAGTGCTTTTCTTGCACTCTCCCGCCGTCCTCGTGACTACGCCCTTCCGGGGTCGCCAAGTGGAACACGAGATGGATCGTGATGTTCAGGTCTTCAGCCAGCTCGGCCAGCTCGGACATGATCCCATCAAGGGACTGCCGCTCGTTCTCATCACCCGCTGTCAGCGCGGTCATGGGATCGATTGCGAAGTCTTCGACACCTTCGGAGGCGTGGAGGAACTTGATGGTGTTCTTGAGGGTCTCCCAGTTGCGGGCACCCTTGAGCGATACGGAGAACAGCAGGGGACGGAAGGAGTTGATGGCATCCCGGAGCTCGTCCTTGTCGTACTCCGTTCCCGGAACATGGACGCGCTTCTTGATAGCCATCCCGCCGAGCGTCTTGAGGGTCTGCTTAGGCGGCTCTTCGTACAGGACGGTAGCGAATGGCCGGGGCGGCGGCATCGTCATGATGTCTGACAGATCCTCTCCGAGGTCCGGGCGCATAGCGCATAGTGCCAGCTGCTTGATCCACGTCGACTTCCCTGATCCTGTCCCAGCTCCGTGGGTGTACAGAGCACCGCGATGTTGTCCGTAGGTTCTGAGGGTAAGCTGTCGAACAGGCCAAGGGAGACCCCAAGGCATGTCCGCGACTGCTTCCTCAACCAACGCGTCGAGATCATTCAGGACTTCGGGAGACCACTTGCGGGCTCCCCAGACGGCGTCGACAAGCTCGCGAGAGCGTCCGTCTTCGACCATCTGTCCTGCGTCTTTTACAGGCAGCTTGCCGATGTATGCCTTGCCCGGAGACAGGAGTGCCGCACACTTGTCGATGGCTTCCCGACCCGGCTCGTCTTCGTCGAACAGTAGGACGACCTTGTCGAAGCTCTCAAGGAAATCAAGAGCCGCTGAGATCGCTTTGTGCGCGGAAGGAGCGCCTTTGGGGACAGACACGGCAGGCCAGCTAAGGCCCATCGCTTGGGTCACCGCCATAGCGTCGATCTCGCCTTCAGTGACGACAATCATTTTACCACCAGTGCGGCAGAGGTTCTGGCCGTAGAGGGGGAGAGCGGCTTTGATGTCGCCAAGGATCAGGAAGTCCTTACCGGGCAAGCGGACCTTCTGAGCAACCACGCTGCCAGAGGCGTCGTGATACGGTGCAATGTGGCACTTCTTGTCGTTGAACAGGCCAACTTGGTAGCCGTACTTCTGGCACACTTCCTCATCAAGCTTGCGCTTTGGGATGGGCTGGACTTCGCCTCGGATCAGTCCGGACATACGCCGTCCTTTCTGTTTGTAAGGGCGTTCGGTGCCCTCAGAACCGTCAGCCCGCCCCGGCGTGTTGCAGCTGAAGCAGAACGTGTGTCCGTCGCTGTAGACGGCGTTCGCATCAGAGCTTCCACACTCAGGACGGGGGCATTCGGTTTTGTAGAGGACTTCGCTTTCTTCGTCGCTCATCGGCGCTTGGGTCGGCGGGTGACGGTCCAGCTTGGTTCAGTCTTCCGGGGAAGGCGGACGTTACTGGTGTCGATACCGGCGTTCTTGCATGCAGAAACAAGCGCGTTGGTCATCGCCGTCTCGCGGCGGATCAGAGGCTTGCTCATGCTGCCACCGCCGTGCTCTCAACGAGCTGCCATTCGACATAGCGGTTACCGCCGACGTCTTGCTTCTCGACAGAACGGATCTCCATCCCGTTGGGGATCAACGAGCTCCGTTTGTTCTTGATGCGCCAGATCGCACTGCCCACTTGGACCCGACCGAGTTCGGCCATGCCGGTGGCTTCAGTGATGTGACCACGGCGCATAAGGATCGCCATAACTTGCTGCTCGCGGGTAAGACGGCGCGGTGTGAGACCGCTGCTCATTGTGCTGCGCCGTTTGCGTAGGAGATCGGGGTAAGACTACTCCCGCTCTCAAGCTCACGGGCCTCGCGTAGCGCAGATCGACGGACACTCTTTGAGAGCGAGAGGTTATGGACGATTTCACCCAACTGGGCGTGGCGTGTGATTGTGGGAGTAGTCATAGGTTTTCCTTTGGGTTCAGCCTCGGATAACTTCGAGTGGAAGTGCTCCGTGCTGTTCGATGTGTGTGGAGACAGCCTCCCACCACTGCTTCGCGTCGAAGCTTGGGCAGGCTTTGCGGACACCTTCGACATCGCGGTGGCCAAGTACCTCTGCGTCAGGGTGCTCTTGAGCTAGTACCTGAATGAGTTTGGCCAACGCGAACCACTGGTCGTCCGTGAAGTTGTTCTCTCCGAGACCCTTGCGGTGCTCGTCGGAACCGATTGGAGGCGACCCGCCTACGAGACAGACAGAGATTGACCGGCGGTTGATGCGGACTTCGTGAGCCCCGTGCATGGTGTCCGGTCTTCCCTTCTGGATCTCGCCAGTGCGGGTGATGACGTAGTGATAGCCGACATCCAGATAGCCGCGTGACTTGTGCCACTGGCGGATGTCAGTCACATCGATATGGTCGTGCGTTGCTGGGGTTGCCGAGCAGTC